CGCCGTGCGAGAAGCTGAAAGTTCACCCGCGCAACGTCAACCAGGGCGATCTCAAAGCGATCGAAAACAGCATCGGCGCGAACGGATTTTATGGCGCGGTGGTGGCGCAGAAATCGACTGGATATGTCCTCGCTGGCAACCATCGGTTCATGGCGGCGAAAGATGCGAATTTGCGCGAAATTCCCGTCATTTGGGTGGATGTGGACGATGATAGAGCGCTCCGAATTATGCTCGCTGACAACCGGACAACGCGTCTTGGGAAGGACGATCAAAGCGCGCTGGCGGAGCTTCTCTCGGATCTCGCGACGACAGATTTAGCGCTCGAGGGGACGGCTTACAGCGGCGACGATCTCGATGATATTATCGCGGGGCTCGAGAAAGAAGAAGGCGGCGAAACGAGGGATTCCGATGAGCGGCAAAAGGAAATGGATTACAAATCTCAATACGGCGTGATCGTGATGTGTGAGAGCGAATCCGAGCAGGAGCGCGTATACACGGAGCTGAATTCCGCTGGGTATACGGTCAAGGTGGTCAGCGTATGAAGGTGAGTATACACAACAACTGCTCGGACTTCTCGAGCTATCGCGCGGCGCGGGTGAAGAGTCTTTTCAACGCCGAATCCGGCTGCAATTTCGACCGCGTATTCGACCTCGATATCGATGACGACGATTGGAAAATCGGACTTGTGGTTGGACCGTCCGGCAGCGGGAAGACATCACTCGGCAGGAAGATTTTTGGTGACGACGCCTTGTACGAACCGAGCGGCTGGCCAACTGATGCGCCGATTGTGGAAGCGATCGCGCCGGGCGGATCGTTCGATGCGGTGACTGCGGCTTTAGCTGCTGTCGGCCTTGGAGATGTGCCGTCCTGGCTGCGCCCATATCACGTCCTCAGCAACGGCGAGAAGTTCCGTGCGGACCTCGCGCGCATCATTGCGGAGCATCCAGAAAAAATCGTCATTGACGAGTTTACGTCGGTAGTCGATCGGCAAATCGCGAAGATCGGAGCGCTGGCGTTTGGTAAGGCATGGAAGCGGACCGGCGGCAAGGCAGTTCTGCTCAGCTGCCACTACGATATCGTGGACTGGCTCGAGCCCGACTGGGTTTTCGATACGGCCACGGGCAAGTACGCCGGGAGGCGTCTTTGGCGACGCCCGCGTTTCAACCTCGACATTTTCGAGGGCGACTGGCGTTACTGGCCTCTTTTTGAGCCGCATCACTATCTGAAGCTGCCGCATATGATCGCCGCGACCTGTTTTGTCGGGACCGTCGACGGCGAGCTCGTGACGCATCTGGCAGTTTCGCCAAGACTCGATATCGGCTGCGTCCGCGCTTGCCGCCTGGTGACGATGCCCGAGTGGCAAGGCGCGGGAGTCGGCATGCGGTTCCTAAACGCGATCTGTCAGCGCTACCTTGACGGCGAAAACAAATGGAAGCGGCGCCTCCCGACACTCTTTCACACGTCGCATCCCGGTCTCGCGGCGGCGCTCCGACGAAGTCCGCTTTGGATTCAAGTCTCGGCCAATCTTTACGGCGGCAACAAGGCCAACTCCGCGCGAACGATGCACCAATCGAACCGACGCCACGGCGAACACAACACCGGCACAGGATACGGCGGACATTTTCGAGCGGTTCAGGGCTTCAAATACTTGGGAAAGGCGGCTTGAAATGAAAATCAATCGAAAAGCTCTCGCGGATTTTCGGCGCAAGCACAATATTCGAGCGCTCTTGGTCGGACTTGGCCTTTCAAAGCCGACAATCGCAGAGCTTTACACGGAGGACGAGTGGTTTTGAGGCTGTTTATCGCAGGACAAAAAGCGTTTGGCGAGGCGGTCTACCGGATGGCGGCCGCCAGCGGCCACGATATTTTGGGTGTTTGCGCTCCTATCCTCAACTCAAACGGTCGATACCGGGATCGACTGCGCGCGGCGGCCGAAAATGACGGCGTTCTCTGGCTTCCGAGCGGCTCCCTCAAAGCGAATACGCTTCCTCAGGACGTCGATTTGATTATCTGCGCTCACTCGCACGACTTCATCAGCCGAAAGACTCGCCTTCGAGCAAAACTTGGCGCGATTGGCTATCATCCGTCGCTCTTACCGCTCCATCGTGGCCGGGATGCGATTCGCTGGGCGATTCACGCTGGCGACAAGGTGACAGGCGGCTCAGTCTACTGGCTCACCGATAACGTTGACGCTGGTCCAATCGCCGCGCAATCTCACGTTTTTATTCAGCGGGGCGATACGCCCGAAGAGCTCTGGCGACGCGATCTTTTTCCGCTCGGAGTCCGGCTTTTTGTTCGTGTGCTCTCTGATCTTTCGGAAGGACGCATCGTTCGAATTCCGCAGGCAAAAGGATGCGCGACTTGGGAGCCGTCGTTTACGCGGCCGCCGATTTATCGGCCGGATTTGCTGATGCTCGGCGGCGCGATTGAGGGATACCAGACGGTGACGGAGCAGTAAAATGTCTGATTTTATCTCACTACGCGAATTCGCCCGGCGAAAAGGGGTGACCGTTGGAGCTGTTCAGCACGCGCTGGAGTCCGGCCGAATCGCGCGAACGGGACCTAACAAGAGCATCGACTGGGAAACCGAGGCGCTCCGTTTTGAGATCAACCGCGATCTGTCGAAAGTGCGCGACGGCGGGCCTTTCCAAGTGAGCAAGGAGCTGAGCGATACGGCAAACGCGGGCCCGTCGGGCGATCCGATGCCCGCAAACCTTGCCAAAGCCAAGCTCGCGAACGCCGCGTATGCCGCGAAGCTGCGCAAGCTCGCCTATGAACGCGAGGCCGGGAAGCTGATCGAGAAGGACCTGGTGCGCGCCAGTATTTTTCGCTTCGGACGCGAGATTCGCGACCAGATTTTGAATATCCCCGACCGCGTCGCCGCCACTGTCGCCGCCGACCTCGTGAAGATGCTCGAGGAGAACGGTTCAGTCGATCCGGCTGCCGTCGAGCGCATTGTCCGTGTGGGCTGGGACCGCGAGAGCCGCTACATTTTGGAAAATTTAAAACGTGGCGGCACAGCCGCTCTTTTACGCGCAACAGACGATTGATCTTGGCGGGCGCTGAAGCACACGCGTCAAAGGCCTGCTGGAGGCACGCATTGTAAAGAACCGAAAAAGAGAAAAACCGGAAGCGCAAATCGACACGCTGGAGAAATGCAACGAGTGGAGCTGGGATATTCTCGATGATGCCTTTCGCCCCGATCCTTATCTGCTCGTTTCGGAGTGGGCGGATCGCTATCGAATCCTCTCGAGCAAAGCGTCGGGCGAGCCTGGCCCGTGGCGAACCGAGCGGACGCCGTATTTGAAGGAGATCATGGACGCGCTCAGTCCGTCGTCGCGGTATGAGCGAGTGGTGTTCATGAAAGGCGCGCAGCTCGGAGCGACCGAAGCGGGTTTGAACTGGATCGGGTACGTGATTGACATCGCACCGAAACCTACGATGATCGTCTGGCCAACCGATCAAAACATCAAGGACAACTCGCAGATTAGACTTAAGCCTCTGCTTGAGGACTGCCCGACCATCGCCGGGAAGATTGCCGCGCAGCATGGGACACGCGATCCGGCGAACAATACGTTTTTGAAGGAATTTCCGGGTGGACACCTGACCTGCGCCGCATCGAACAGTTCGGCGGCCCTTCGTTCGAAGCCTATTTGCAATCTGATGCTCGACGAAGTTGACGAGTACCCTGGCAATGTCAACCAACAGGGCGATCCTATCAACCTCGCGATTGCGCGAACCCGAACGTACTCAGGACGGCGGAAAATCCTGATCGTTTCGACTCCGACGATCTCGGGAAACAGCCGGATCGAGAAGGCGTTCGACCAAACCGACAAGCGCAGGTTTTATGTCCCTTGCCCGCACTGCGGAGCGTTCCAGGTGCTTGTTTTTCGGCAGCTCAGGTGGGAAAAAGGACGGCCTGATAAGGCGTATTACTCCTGCGAGCACTGCGAAGGACGAATCGAAAACTACCATAAGCCGGAGATGCTCGCGAAGGGAAAATGGCGAGCGGAAGCGGCGGAACAGAGCGGAAAAATCATCGGTTTTCACCTGTCATCGCTCTATTCGCCGGTTGG